TTTTGTTCAAACACTAAGAATCTTGATGTTGAAGAAATAAACTTTTTAACTTTAAACATCAATCTTCTTACATTTACTCTATCAAGTGCTGAAGATTTCTTTTGTAGAGACTTCTGTCCCCATACACATATACCTTCACCTGGGAAAGTTGCTATAGGATTAACATTAGAATCATACAAAGTATCTCTATTTCCGTGAGTTAGTTTTCTTTCAGCTTGAATAGCCATATCAATACCACCCCTATTTAATCCTGCAGGAGCAAACCATGGATGAGCTACTTTATCGTTGAACGCATAAACACCTGCTATTCCAACTGAAGCTGGTACCCATCTGTTTTTACCTGTTTGATTATCTGGTATCTGAATCCAAGGCCAATACATTGCTGCATAGTTTGAATCGTAATCAGCTGCTTCACCTGTAGCATCTGTTATTCCTGAACCATGTGGTACAGGGTCAGCTACAACAAAACAATCACCACGAGTCTCACATACATCAATAGCTTTATCTATTACTGCATTATGTCCTGCTTGTACTAAACCTGGTAAATACATTGCGTTTATATCGTACTCATCTTGATTTGATAACAAGTTAAGTGCTTTCATATATCCTGTTTTACCTTGGTCAGCTGTTGCAGGTTTAAGACCTTGTGAATTAGTTTCTTCGATTGATTCATACATACTTGCTACTGTGTTATCACCAGCTACTCCTCCTGGAGCAGTTGTTGTACCAAAGTATCCATTAGCACCTCCTTCAAATCCACCATTTTTAGCTGAACCACTACCTACTGAAGGTATTGATGCTGATAATGAATTTAATCTTAGTCCACCATTTTCATCTAAATAATCTACTGTATCTGATACACTTGTAACATATACATATTTAGATTTATTTGGATAAGAACCTGAAGGTTGTAAGAATGGGTCACTTTCAGTACCTGCTAATGTAGTTACTGAATCACCTATTCTTTTACTTATATAGTTCTGTGAATTAGGGTCTAATGAAACATTGTTCCAAGTTTCAACTATTTGTTTTCTTTTATGAGAATCATCACCTTTTCTAATTAAAAGAGTAAATGTTCCTTTAGTTACATTTCGTGTTGAAACTTCCCATCTTATATTGTGTTTTGAACCTGAAGTAGAAATATTATTCGTACCTACAGTTCCAACACTATTCATAATCTCACCATCTGAATGTGTTTTTAATACAAATGAATCAGTTGAACTTAGTGAATCAGTACCACCTACTAGACTATATCCAAAATCTGAAGTCAATGGAGCTGCAAATCCAACTGAACCTGTTGAGAACAGAACAGTAGAACCATATGAACCTGTAGTTATAGTTACATTAGCTGCTATTCCTGTTAAAAGGCCATCTAATCCACCTTTTAGTAATAATTTATTTGTAGCAGGGTCATAAGATGAAGATACATTTGCTGCAGTAATTGCACCAATTTTAGTTGATAAACTTAAACCAAAAATATCTGTTGCTTTGGCATCATTTGCATAGTCACCATCAGTTACATAGTCAAAATAAACTTCAGTTGCACTATCAGTATATGATGATGCAGAAATAACTGGTTTAAATGAAATATCATTAACTGTTAATTCGTGGTCTAAGAATGATGAAGAAGCTATTGCAGCTACTACAATAGATGACGATGCTGCTGTTGCACCTATTGTTATACTTGAACCTACACTAGCACTAGCTTGTGAATAGGTACCATCTAATACTCTTACTATTGTTGCAGTTCCGGCGTGTGCTAAATACCCTTCAACTGCATGTGATGTTAAAAATTGATAATAATTTGACCCACTCAGGAATGAATCTCCGAATTTTTCAGTAAACTCTGCGTATGAAGTTACTACCGTTGGAACTAATGCTGGTCCTTTTACAGTAGGACCCACAAATGCGGCTCCTATTTCAGCTATAGCTGCAGGTAGAAACGACGCGTCAACTTCATTCGTAAATACTCCTGGGGATACGACTTTTTCTGCCATTAATTTTCTCCTAATATATTAGTATTTAAAACTTGTTTTTTTGTTATTTTATGCATGCTTTTAGACAATTAATTGTCATATATAAATATATGAAGTTAACTGCAAACATCAATTATATTTTTATTTTTTATGATTATTTTAGTCTACTGGTGTAAAAATACCTGTTTCAGGATTTAGTTCCCCGTCACCATATTTCTCTTTAATAGAATCTAAAAAACTACCTTCTTTTTTCTGTGTTTCTAGGAATTGTGTTTTTAGTTCATCTGCATATTTATTAAGACCATCAATCTCTTCTTCTAATTTTATCTTAGTTATTGCAGCTTGTCCAAATTGTACTTGAATAGAACCATAAGTTTGTTTTAAATCTTTGACTGATTTCATTTCGTCTTCATTAAATTTAACTGGTTCAGTTGCTTGTTTGTATTTTTCTTCTATTTTTGATTTTTCTTCTGGCATTGTAACCTCCTATTGTATATATATATAAATATATAGTTTTTTTTCAAACCATCAATTAATCTTCTAAAACTTGTTTATTTGTAGCGTCACCCTCATATCCGAATACAACTTTAGAAGGCGATTGTGTTTTAAATGCCTCAAAAGACTTACCACTATATATACTACTATTCATTTCTGGTAGTACATAACCCTTTAACATAATACTAAAGTTAGATGATACTACTCTATTTCTTTCTAATTCTTGTTCTGTAACATCGTTAAAACCACCCTCAAGAGCAGCAACAAATCTATAATTATGCTCATCACCCCAATAAGTGTTTTCGTGTTCTATAAATGATTCTAAAATAATGTTCATCTGTTCAGTATAACTTGTCCATATAAAAAATTCATAAGTACAATCTATAAAATCTGGCATGCCTGTTACTATACTTTGTGTAACTGGTTTTATTCCGTTTTGTACTGAAAATTTAGAATATCTATTTTTTGGGGAATATTGTTTTGAACGAACTACTTGTATATGCTCACCTCTAACATCATGGTCAAACGATTGTGGCATAGAATCTGTAAATACTACATTTGTTCTTCTAAAAGTCATTAATGGTAAAATTAATGAACCTTGTTTATCTCTTATTGCACCTCTTCGTTTAATAGCAGCCCACCTCTCTTCATTACCATAGTATATAGGAACTTTAATTTTCTCTCCTGCTTCAGTAACATGGATATTCATAACATTTTTTATATGACTCATCATTGACATATCTATATCTTTTAAATGTATCGAGTGATTTTTAGTTCCACCTTTTCCTGCAGGTAATACTCGTTGCGTGTTTCCACTCATACGACTATCAATAGGTCTAAATGAAACCTCTTTACCTCTATTGACTTCTTGTTTAGGATTTGGGTTTGTTATTGGTTTAACTGCCATTTATTTTCTCTTTTTTCTCAATGCTTTTAGTTTTTTTAATTTTGATGTATTTACTTTATTTTTTATTTTTTCTGATTTAATAGCACTAATATCAACATTACCTATAGCTATTTCTCTCTGTATATCAACTTCTATAGCTCTGTTATTTTGTATTATGTCTTTATTAACATTTAACCCATCTAATTTATTCATAAGTCCTGTCATTAATTCAGTCATTTGTAGATTACCATTATCTGGTTGATATGTATGTGTTTTATCTTCTTGTTCTCCATATATATCGTCTTCGTGCTCTTCTTTTAAATTACCACTAATAATAGGTTTCTTCTTTTCTTCCACTGCAGGAACAAAATTAGGATTATTATCACTATATTTAATTATTCTTTTATTTGTTAGTATTTTAACTGCCATTTTATCTCTCTATAAGTATGAATCATTTCTACGGTCTTTATTGTCATCTGGTCTTTCAATACAAGTTGATTCAAACCAACAAGATGTTCCACCATTTTGACAATTGGTGCCTTGACATTCTCTATGATGTGTCCACCAACTTATCCTCTGACAAGAACACCCACGAAAATTATCACCATTGTAATGTTTAAATTCATCTGCACTCATTTGAGGCATTTTCTTATTACTAGGTCTTACCTTTAGATTTTCTGATTTTTTTCTCATTTTATCTCTCTAATAAGGTGGATTAGGTTTATTAGGATATTCTCTTGGATGGTTTCTACCATCATTACAACACCACAAATTAAAAGCACAACAAAACCAACCATAAGTCTCATCATCACCACCTGGGTTATTTTTTAATTTAGGTTGAGCTTTACTATGATGTTTTTTTCCCTGTTTTACTTTAAAATTTTCTTTTGCCATTTGTTATCTCCTAATTGGTTGAACCACCGCAATCACCCCAACAAGAAGATTGTGCTGATTCACCACCATACGAACCTGTTATTTTACAACATAAGTATAACCAGAAACCATCAACATTATGAGATGGTGGGTTACCAAACTGAGTTTGGAATTTAGTTGAGTTATAATATAAGTTTACAATTTCTTGTTGAGTATATTTTTTCTTCCCCATTCCAGGACCAGTACTATCAAAATGCCACTGCCCTTTGTTCTTATGAGTCCCAATATTTCTTCTATCGTGTAAGTTTGTATTTTTTTTAGGGTTTGTATTAAAATTTTCTTTTGCCATTTATCTTCTCCTGTTTACTTGTTGCATATCAAAAGGACTAAATCCACCAAAGTTAGTAGTTCTGTATTTCAGTCTACTACCTATTGGTAACCTCTGACTCGGGCCTGTGCCAGTTAATGTTCCCTTATTTTTTATTTTAAAATTTTCTCGTTTCATTATCTTGGCCTTTCTTCAATCTGTAAGTTAGATAATCTTGCTCTATTTGCTAATGCTTTAATTTGATGCCTGTATCCTGGATGACCTAATACCAATTGAGGTTGTGTTACTGAACTTATTTCCCAATAATGTTCATTCCAATCTACAATATCACCCAACTCTGGATAAAAATTTACTGAACCATTTGATAAATTAGCTTTCTGAAAATACATTTCTATTGTAGCATTATAATCAGGCCCATACTCTGCTTCATACAATTCTTCTGGTTCATTAAATAATACTAGACAATTAACTCTAAATCCAACCTTAAAATATTTCGTATCAGATTCACCATACATATTAGCCTCAGTTTCATCTGCATCTACTTTATAGATGTCAACTGATTGACCTACAATCTCATCAATTAATTCTTTATTAACTGAATTAATCATATCTAGCTCGTGTTGTGGTAAGAAAAATGGTTTATCTGCCATAATCTAACTTCCTTGGTCTCGTTTTAAACGAGCTCTTTTACCTAATATACCTTGTACGGGATTCATACATTCACTTCGTTTTACTACATTAGCTCTATAGTCTCCTAATGATTGTACTCCATACCCACCATACTTTTTATTTTGTATTGAAAGAGTATATGAGTCTACACCACTAAATCCAGTCAACCCACGCTGTTTTGCACCTGGGTGATGTTGCCATTTCCTTCTTATTTCAGGTGAAGGCCATGGAGCATTTGATTTTGGTTTTCCTATTTCATTTGCCATAGTTTTATCCTAATTTAGTTATTAATCTTCCAATTGTTCTATCTTTCATAAATGGTGCACAAAATTTATTAATACCATCTTTACCTAACCAAGAACCTAATGAAGGAACAAGTTTAACAAGAGGTTTTAATAATACATTTACCATTGCATGACAGAAGTTATGACTATAAAATGCATAACAAGAACAATTTATACCATCAACGACAATAAATCCATTTTTTGTTGCTGGTGCATATTTACCATATGCAGTAATACTATCTACACTTGTAACTTTCTGACCACTTATAGTATCACCAACTTTTATATCTGAAGCTGGACTATCTACATCATTTACAAATATTCTATGTTGCGGTGTTATTGTTAAAGTATTATCTTCAGTTTTAACATTTATATAATCATCACGATAATCTTCATACGATTTATGGAACCAAGCATAAACTTCTGAATACTCTGTTTTACCATTCTTATTAATAGTTTTTACTTTATCACCAATTTTTAATTTACTTATTGAAATATTATTTCCATTTTCTAATTTAACAATAGAATTTCTACTAAAACAATCCGATTCATTACCACCATCATCTGGTTTTTCTCCAGGCCATCCCATATATTCATTACCTGGTTTGACACCTCCTGGAATTTTTACACCATTCAAATTACCTCTTACTAAAGTAAAAGTACCACTACCCGGTCTCATTGGGTTCATTGAAACTCTAAATGTTGCTCCCATATAATCTACTGTTTGTACTCTATTCGTTTTACCCATTTGTTGCATTCTTGGGGTTTGAGACGGTGCTGCTTTCCTGAAATTTGGTCTTGACGATGCCTTTCTACCAGCATTCATTTTTCTATTACGATTGTAAGCCATTTTTTTCTCCTATTAACCTAAATATATTTTTAAAGGTGATTTATTTAAAACTACCTGTGTAGATTCTGCTTGTTCCTGTTCAGCTCTTGCTCTTTCTGTGAGAGTTACTGACTCTAAAAATTCTTTTAATTCATCTAAAAGTAGTTGTTTTTCTTCTCTACCCTCAGCTTTCAAACCTTCACCATCCATTGTTACTTCACCATTAGGTATTGGCATAGTTTGATACTTACTTCTTATTATCCCTAATAATTCTTTTGATAATGCTAAAGTATACTTTCTTATCCATTGTCTACCAGGTGCATTTATATTAGTATATTCTATAAAGTTATATGGTGCATTAGATGGGTCTGATGTTGTACCTGATAAGTACTCAGCTGTGTTTGCACCTCTTTTATCTTCTCTCAATTGGTAATTAAACCAAATTCTATCTCCATTATCTGCTGGGTCTGGTCTAGGAAATAATCTTATTTGATTATTTATCAATTCAAATGAGTATGCTGATTTTCTTATTTTATCACTTGTTTCAATTGCTTGTGCTCTTGCTATATCGTGTGATACTGGTCTTAATACAAACTCTACTGCTGGAGATGAATTACCAAATCCAAATCCATCTAACATACTTCTTTGGTCATAAGAACCAGCATATGGGTCATAAAATCTTGTTATTGCTGACGGACCTTCATTGAATACTCTTGAAATTTCAATTCTACTTCCTGTATGTGATTCAGGTATGTCTGCTGTATTAAAATCGTATACTTGTTTACTTCCTGTTAAAACTAATGAGCCTGTATACATTGTTACATCACCACCAAGGCCTACTTCTTGACCATATTGTTGAGATAAATGTACAGACATTCCCATATGTGGAGTAACAGGATTATGTGTTAATGAGCCTGAACCCGACAACATAGAACCAGTAGCAGCAAGTTTACTACTACCATAATGTTCCCATAACCAATTTTTCATATTATAGTGATTTATCTGTTGAGAATATTCTGATACAGACTCTTCAAACATAGCGTATATTGAACCACTACCATATTCTAATTGCATAGTAGGGAAACCTAATCTTCGGGCTACAAATTTACATACACTTATACTCTCTGAACAGAATGTTGCATCATTATCATAAACACCAAAGGGTGTCGAATCATTTACACACGCATTGTCTGCAATTGATGGGTCTTCATACACATATTGAAATTTACTCATTTATTTTTCTCCATAATACTTCTCAAGTATAAATATCAAAGAGCACAAAAAAAAAGGGAAGATAATTAAATCTTCCCTTTGATTTTTTCAATTGTTTACACAATTAAGGTTTGTTCGTATTACTTAACTATTATACAGTACTAAATGGTGAAGCTAAAGCGCCTGAACCATTCAATCGTGCTACTATCATAATCAATGATGATGTTACACCGATGAAATCATATTCATCTCCACCCAATCCACCTGTAGTTGTTTTATTTACTGTAAAGGTGTTGTTAAGTGCAACAGCTGTTGCTGCGAATGCTGCATCACCATTAACAATATCAGTTAAGGTAGCGTAAGAACTTGTATGTATTGTTTGACCAGAACCACAGGTATAAACTGTACTTCCAGATGCTGTTTTAATCAATACTTTTATTCTTTCACCAATACCTAATACTGGTAATGCATTTGCACCACCGTTAGCATCAACATAAGTGTATATTGTACCAGCTACTAAAGCAGTAGTTGCATCTGTTAAAGCACCAACTCCATTAGGATACCAATGGTCTACCTCTGGATTATTTAGTGCTGCTTCGACTGCTATTGAATGATAATTATCAAGATTGTACTTTAACCCTTTATGTGTAACATTCGATTTTTGATATGTTGCCATTTCATTTCTCCTTGTTATATGAGAGCTGAAATTAATCAGCTCTCATAGTTTAGTTACATTATATTAGGTTTAAGTCAGTACAATGAATCTTAGCATAAAACTCAGGTCGTACCATTTTCTTAGCGTACCTAGTCATTACACCTTTTCTTGGTGTAAAGTCTTCTGGGTCATATACAAGAGGTGTCATAATCAATGGAACATATGGAGCATACACAGCACCAGTTTCTAAGAAGTTTCCTCCTCTGAAACCAACTAACATTGTGTTTTCAGCCATATATGGATTTTTATAGACATTAAATCTACTTTGTAATCCACCCACTTTTTGAACACCCATTGCGAAGTTCATTTGATTTCCATCAGTATCAGCCATAAAGCCTGGTAGAGATTCTAATATAGTAGCAATCTTAGGACCACAAACTACAAAGTTAGCTCCACCTCTTAATGTTAATCTATGAATTTCGTTAGATACTTTCTGTACCTTACCAACAAGTGTCTGCCACCACTCAAAACGAGTACCTGTGAAGGTAGTGTTTTCAAATGTGTTTGTAGCAGAGTTAAAGTCATTACCAGGTCTAGCTGACCAGTAATCAGTTGTTACAGCATCAGTAACTAACATATCAAGTATTTCTAAATCAATTTCCATTGAAATATATTCACTTAACATTGAAGTTAATTCAGCTTCAGCATCAACTGAGTGATAAGCATTCAAGTCTTGAGCTAACTCAGGAGTCCATACAGCTTTTAGCTTACGAGTCTTAGCGACAATAGATAAACTATTAAGTTGTAGGTCTACTTGAGGTATGCTTAAGTCTATACCATCATCAGAATGACCTAATCTATCTTCAAAGTCACCTCTGTTTTCAGCAGTAGGTTGTTTTGAATAAACAACTTGAAGACCTGAATCTTGTTCAACATCAGCTTCAGAATCAGCGTTTATTACGAATGAAACATATCCACCGTCAGCTGATAGTTTAGTCAATTGAGGTATTGAAGCTGATACAGCTGTACCATCTGTAAGACCTGCAGCTGAACCACTACCACCAATATGAAAGCTTCTAATAGCTTTAAAATCAGCATTTGGTAAATCACCAATAGGTATATGTACTTTAAACCAAGTATCAACAGCTTTAGCAGCTAATACTGATGCAGATAATTCTGCATCAAAATCAAAAGCAATAGCTCCTGATACTGTATGGTCTGCCACTGCTATTGATTCCCAGCTCCAATTACTTGCAGTAGGTATAACAGCTGATTGACTGATAGTATAGTCATATCCAGGTATGTTACCATTTTTATCGTTATCACCATAAAATCCACCTACACCATAAGGAGCAGTTGAACCTGATGTTGTTAAAGGACCTGTATCACCAAATACAGATTTACCTTTTGTAAAACCATTTTGTGTAGTACCATATTTAAAGTCTAAGTAAAATACTAGACCAGATGGTAAGTTCATTGGTTGAACTGACACAAAGTCTTGTGCAGCTATAGAAGAAAATATTCTTCGTACTAGTGGTAGAGCTACACCTGACCATTCTTCTTGATTACTTGTTCCAGTACCAGACGGTGAAGTTGTATTAAACTCGTTAATCAACTGTCTAGCTTGGTTTTCAAGAAGAACTGCCATTCCACTTTTGTTAAAATCCTCATTAAGACCTTCAAGAAGGCCAGTTTTTTCCCATTTTGACACGAGTTTGCCGGCTTCATCTTTCTGTTTCCTATAAGGACTAGCGTCTAACAACGCTTCGTTAATGTAATTTGACATTATTTATTCTCCAATTATAAGATACCAGCTAATTTCTTAAATCGATTAGCAACTTGACTTTCTTCAGAAATCACTTTTCGTGACCCTTTAGAAGGTTTAGTTGAACCTGATTTAGCACTAGCTGATTCGGTTATTGATTTTCTGTTAATTATATTACTATTATCTGTAAATTGTTCTGCAAGTGTAGAATAAACAAGTTTAATCTCTCTTGTAGATTGTGCTCTATCAAAAGTTTCGACTACTTTTAATTTCTGATTGTTATCAAGAGCATATTCTTTAAACAATTTATTTGTGAATAATAGTTTAGCATTCAAGATGTTCACTTCGTGAAGTTTATCTTTCAAGAAATGTACTGCTTCTTTGTATTCTGCTAACTCAGTTACTATTTCTGAAATTTTATTTTTACCTGGGTCTTCAGTAGGAGCGTAGTTCGTATCTGGATTACCACCCTTGCCTATGTTAGAAGATACAGATGGTGTTTTTCCTTCGTCTACTTCTTCATCATCATCATCATCTTCATCTTCCTCAAATAAAGTATCACTAATTTCATACTCTTCGTTAGATTCGTTTACAGAATCGCCTGCAGATGCAGCTGTATCAGGGTCTGCTTCACCTTTTTTAAGGTAACCAGGACGCCCTTTTTTCTGTATCTCATCGATTTCTTCTTCATCTTCTTTATCTTCACCTTCACGAATTGGAGCATATCGAACACCATTAACTTCAATAGTCTCGTCTACTTCCTCTTCGCCCTCTTCTTCACCATCAGCTGATAATTCATCTTCTAGTTCACGAATAATGTCTTCAAGTTCAAGGCTTTCAGATTCCATATCTTCTTCGCCTTCCTCGTCACCCATTTCTTCGTCACCCATATCTTCTTCGCCACCCATTTCTTCGTCTTCCATTTCGTCTTCAGAATAGTCAGCCATTTCATCAGTATCGGCATATTCAGCAGGAACTTCTTCTTCCTCTTCATCGCCCATTTCATCATCCATAGCTACATCATCTTCATCATCCATATCGTCTTCTTTAAGTTTTGCAGAAAGCATAGATTTAAGTTGAGGAGTGAATGCTTCTTGTAATGCCATCTTTGCGTTTTGTAAAGCTGTTTCTCTAACTGCTTTAGCATCCGCGATAGCTTCTTTTAAAATATCACTCATTTGTTTTCTCCATAATTTTAATTATTTTGGAATATAGTTATTGGGAACTATAATATCGTTGTTTTGATATTTAGACACCGTATAGGAACGACGGTGTATTAAGGTTTGTTCGTATATAAATATATGAATTTACAAAAAAATAGTAGTTTATTTAATTTTTTTCTAAGTTATATTTATTTCGTAATTTTGCTAAATTGTGCTTGTGTCTTTTAGTTTCTGAAGGTTTTGTATAGTATTCTCTTTCTCTTAATTCTATGAATAGATTACTATCCTTTACTTTCCTTTTTAATATTTTTAAAGCACCCTCTACATTGTTATTAAAAACCTTTACTTGTAAACCTTGTAATTGTTCTTTAGGGTGTTTTTTTTTCCTAAAGTTCTTTTTTTGTTTCATTTTTACCTCTTATTTTATCTAAATTTTAATTTAATAAACCTTTTAATACTTTTCTAATCGATTCTCTCAATTTCTGTTCTGCTTTTTTATGTTTTACAAATTCCTTTGCAAGAAATCTTTCTCTTCCATATGCTGCCTTAGACCATTTTTTTCTCATAGTTGTAGGCATAGCTTCATAATCTTCAGATAAGTTATTATTTACCATCCAAGAAACTCTACGAGCATCAGATGCATAAGTTTTCTTATATCTGTTCTCTTCAAGAGTTCTCATCCATTGTTTGACTTCTTTAACTGTTGTCTTTCTCACTTTGTTCCTCCTCTATGAGTTGTGCTTCACTTAAACAGCCTCTTGAGACTGCTGTATGAGCGTCTTCTATTAATACTATGTCACTAATTGGTATTGGAAATTTCTCAGCATCAAATTGCTCGTGAAATACATCTAAAAATCCTTTTACTAATGCTGTTCCACCACCAATAACAATTGGTATCTTATCTGGAAAGTTTGGCATGTTATCTGTATTTTCAAATTGATTTTTTAAATTTGTTAAAAGATAATTTATAAGAGCTCCATAATAAGAACGAATAGCATTAACTATATTTTGTTCTGCAGTTCCCTCTTCATAAATATCTTGTATTTTACTCTGTGTCAAATCTAATTGATTTGAATTTTCTTTAACTGCTGTTACTTTTGATGTTGATACACCACAATCGTTTGCACTATTAATATCAATCCAGTCACCACCTCTAGCTACTGAAAATGATAATGCTGACATGCCAGCATACATAACAGCAATGTTACACATACCAGCTCCCATTGAAATAGCTATACCTGTAAGATTATTATCTACAAGTCCCTCATAACCTATTGCAACTGCTTCTTCAATAACTTTAACATCATATCCATATCCACCTATAATAGTCCTTAATACATCTTCGTGATACGAAACTTCCCTGTCTTGGTCAATTGGTTTTGAAGGTATACAATAAACACACACTTCATCTTTTTTAGCTTTACCTAATAATTCACCAACTATTGCATTTAGTACTGGTAATGCATCTCGTTCTTGAGGATTAAGAAGACCACTTTTCATAGGTCTTTTTAATTCTGTCGTATTAAATATCTGTGCATAATTAAATGCGTGTTGTCCAACAATGTGAACTTTACCTGCTTTTTCCACAAATGGAATACTCTGTCTTTTTAACATTCGTTTTACTTGTGCAGCTTCACCATCTACTGTTAAAAACGCATTTCTTTGTTTTTTTATACTCTTGTCTGTAGCTGCTATATAAAACGATGTCCCACAATCTAAACCCTTAGCCATATATTAACCTCTTACTTTTATATTATTTTTCATTAAAATTTCAAGAACATTATTATAGATTTTTTTTGTTGTAGTTACTTTAATATGCCCTGGTACTCTAACAGGTTTTGTATCAACTTCAACCTGCCATTTAAATTTTTTAAGTAGTTTACCTACTTTATTTATATCATTTTTAGGTACTTGTAAAAACTTTGCTTGACTATGATGGATAAAATCTCTTGGACCTTCATTAATTTTTTGAATTTCCTCTTTAATAATTTCCAATATATCCTCTTTACTTATATTCATTAGTCCATTTTACTTTTAAATTTTTTATACTGCTTTATAATCTCTTCAACATCAGCTTTCTTTAATTCAACCGTCTTTTGATTACCTTTACTTACATATAAGGCACCCATTGTATTTGAAAATCCTACCGAAACTTTACCAGAAGCTTCTTTAAGTAGATGACCACCACCTATGTTTTTTAATGTTTCTTTAAATGATTTTTTCATTTTCTTAAACTCCTCAGCTTATCCTTCTGTGTTTTAACTTTACCTTTTGTTATATCAGTCGATTTACTTAAATCTGATTTATCAACATCACCTACTACTATATTTTTTTGTATATCTACATCGATTGGTCCCATATTCTTTTTAGTGGTAGACATTCCACTAATAGAAGAACCATCTATATTTATAATTGGTTGTTTACTCTCTGTTGGAGACATAACAGAAAATGTCTTTTTTGTCTTCCAATTTTTGTTAATCCACTTTAAGATTAACCAAACACTCAATGTACATTGCCATAATAATAAACTGTACATCATCAAATGTTCTAGATGATGATAAAGTTCTATCATCTATTTCTTAAATGAATTACCTACAACACCAATACCAACTACACTATTAATATCTTTTAGTCTTTTAGTTGGTCTTTTTGATATATTAGCGTAAGTCTCACCCATTGCTTTTTTAATAGCTTTGTCTTTGTTATCCATATATTCTTCATCATCTGGTTCGTCTTTACCATCGTTATCCATATCACCTTTGTCACCTTCAAGTAGACCTTCATCTATGTCATAATAACGATTCAGAACTCCACCCATATCTTCATATAAAGCAGTCATTCTTTGATTTAATCTATGTGATTCAAGAGCAGCTTTTTTAAATTCTGAAACACTACCTTTTAGTGATTTCATATTTTTATTAACGGTTATCTTATCAAACCATTCATCATTTTCACCGATTATATGAGAATGTGCAGCATCTGCTATTTCAGATAATTTTGATGCAACTTCAAGTACATTATTTTTATATAATCCACTACCTAATCCACCATACCCTCTTACACTCTCGATAGTTTCGTGTCTTTTATTTCTTCTTGTTTCTTTTAGAACATCTTCTAAAAGTGATTTTAGTTTTGCCATTTTATTGTCTCCTATATACTATAAGTATTAAAAAAATATTATTTTTACTATAATTCCTATTAATGCTGTGTAAGCAACCCACATCGCGTGTGTTACACCTTGTTTCCATCTTAATAATGCTTTAAATTCGTCTGAGTCGATTTCTTTTCTCCAATATGTGTTTTTATTAACACGGACAATAACACCATCTTCGGGGTCTAAAAGAATTTCTTTAATTTCTTTGACATTTTCGTGTATTTCTAAAAGTTCACCATTTGGTAGTCTATTTTCAATACATTGCAATCGTTCACATATTTCTTTGTTAGTAATAGCCATTATTTTCCTCTATGTTTACCTTTTTTACCTTTGAAGTAACTTCTAAATCTGTCTTGTATTTTATCTCTTTGTAGTACACCTGTTAAAAAATCTATTTCAAATTTATGTGCTCTTTGAACATCACCAGTATTGAATCCTCTCATTAAATCAAAAAAGTCAATATTACCTGATTTAGCAGCTGTCATCCAATCTTTAACCAACTTACCTTCTAATTTTCTTAACCCCTTAACATAGTCAGCTAACTTACCATCTACTACTTTTTTAGCTTCAGGAGATGAAAACTTTTGATAAAATGTTTTCATATCACCTTTTGATGTATCTCTCTTTGGAGCTATATAAGTATCATTAAAATCAGTACTACCATCTATACTAAACCCACCAAGTTCATCAAGTTTCCCTTCTTTCTTTAATCTACTCTTTTCAGCTCTTCCTCTATTCTTCGATTGCTCTTCAAACCCTACAATTTTACCATTCTTATGTGATGCATCTAAACCATCACCATTACCATAAGTACCTTTTTTTCTATTATAGGCATTTAATTCTGCTCGGTACTTTTTAGATTTAGTAGATGATTGAAATTTCTTGTATTCATCTTTGTAATCTCTTTTTTCCGAAATAACTTTTTTAATAATTTCTCTTATCTGTAATTCGGTTATTTTCAATATTGTCCACCTGTTCCACCATTTCTACCTCTTGGTCGTGGTCCAGGGGCAGTTGGAGCTCCACATAAACCATACAGCTCTCCACATTCATCAGAGTTATTTAAACAATGATTCCCACATAAATCTGAACATTCATCAGAAGTTTCTACACCATTAAAATCAATTGAGAATCCATCATTTACTCCAAGTTGTTCAAAATGACAATATCTATTTGCAGTGCCACCAGATGTTATATTATCACAATTGTCAAGTCCATGCTGCATTCCCCATCCATAATTCCAATCATCCATATGTCCGATAGGATGAGGTTCTTGAACAAATTTATATCCACCATATGGTGATGAAGTAGGACATAGAGTACCATCGGGCATTGTTAATGCTTCTGTTGGTACATCGCAGCTGCATCTACAATCACATTGCTGAAACATACTTGAATTTGGATTACCCATCCAAAATGCACCTTTCACTTTACTCATACCACCATCATCTAACCAAGACCAACGAAAAGGTTTATTAATTAAGCCACCAGGGGTTTGTCTATTTTGTGGTGTACGAGATATAGGTCGAGCTGCATTCTTGCGTTCATTCATACTATATGTACCCTTTTTACCACTTTTATTTTTTGCATTAAAATTTTCTTTAGCCATTTATTTTCTCCGCTTATACATCGTTACAGCTCTCTTATATTGTGATGTATTCATCTGTTGGTATACCTCGTGTAATCCTTTTATTTTTGAACCTAATGGTGATTTATCTTTATATAAGTGATACATTAAATTATTAATACCACTTTCATACCCTAAATTATTTACAGCTTTACCTAAATCTCTCTTAATTACTTTTTCTAATAATTTTAAATTATATACTCCAAGACCATTAACACTAACTGTCGGATTCTTGGGGTCGAACTTCCCACTCTTCATCTCTTCTTTCATTTGATATATAGCAGCGTATTTACTTGTCACACCTTCTACTAATAAATCTTTAAGTTTCATTAAAATAATCCTATAATCTCTTCCGCATTTGCATAAGATTTTTTTATCTGTTTATAAAATTCTTTTTCCATCTTTTGATTAAGTTTATTCATTTCAGCGTTAGTACCATTAAATACTAAATTAAGTGTAGCCATAGCTTTATAGAATTGAGCTAACTTATCATTTCCCATCAAACTTGATAATTTTTTTCTGTTTTCTGTGTGATTGTTTCTATCTGTCATTTGTTTAATCGACATTAGTTGTTTATCACCCATTTTCCTTTTTTCTGTTAATAATAAAGATTTCAATTTCATCATCTTTTTTCCAAGCCTTTTTTAACTCTTTGTGTATACATAGCTAATTCTTTTGGTGATATATTTAAAGCTTTGACTACTTTAAAGAGAATTGCTTTTTGTTTATTTCTTGTAAGTTTTGCACCTTTAAGTGTATCGATAAATTTAGTCATAAATCTATTTACATTTGCAGGAACTTTTTCTCTTTCTAATTGGTCAGGAGCTTCGTTTTTTAATTTATCTTCATATTTTTTTTGTACTTCTGCTACTGTTGGAAGAGATTCACCAAACTTTCGTTCCCAAGCAAATCCCTCTTTTAATAATTTTTTCATATTAATCATTTCTATCTCCTATTTAGCTGCAGCCCATAAAGTTTGAACTAACCCAGCTGGATTGGCTTCACCCATTCCTGCTAAATGTTTTTTCATTTTAGGACTTACTTTTTTCCATACTTTTGTTAATAGATTTGCCGTTTGCATATCTACCTTTACCATACCTTTTCTACTTTTGTAATTATACATCTGTGAATCTTGCATTACTTTAGCTGCAACATCAAATATTGTTTCTTTAGCTTCTGTAAGTTTTCCTTCTTTCATTCTATTCTTTGCTAACATTGATACAAATTTTATATCAGCATTCGCCAATTGTTTCAATTGGTCTTTAGGTAGCTTCTCTAAAAACTTAATAAATTTCTTATAGGTAGGTGAAGATGGGTTCATTTTATCAAGACTTCCATACGCCAATTTCAACATATGTATATGTTCTTTTGAAAACTTACCTTCTTTAAGTTTTCCTTCATTCACAGATTCTCTCATTTTACCCTTTAACCAACCTTTCATTAAAGATATAAATGGAATAACATCCTTTTTGAAATTCTTTAAAATGATTTTTTCATCTACTTTATCACCATCTAATTTAGATGAAGTTTTAGCTAAATTCATAACTTCTCTAGCAAAGTTCTCATAAGCTTTATACATTTTATTATGAGCCTGTATATATTTAGAAGAATTAGCTTCTGTAAGTTTTCCTTCTTTAATCTTTGGTGATTCAACTTTATTCCAAGATTCCCAATGTTGAATACCAACAGTCTCATATTTACCAGTATTCATATGTTTATTCATTGCTAGTGCAGCACTCTTATAATTTGGTTTAACATCAAGAACTTTCTTTCCACTTGAACCCTTTTCATAATATACTACATGCTTACCTTTTTGTGGAGCTTCTGTAAGATTTTCTTCTCTTATCTGTTTAGGTGTTTTAAAAGGAGGATTGTCTTTAAAAGTCATAACTTTACCTATTTCCCAATTTTTGTAATTCTCTGTAATTAACTTTGAAAATTTATCAGGTGTATTAGTCTCTTTTAAAATTTGTTTTTTAACAATTTCCTTTAATATTTTGCGTTCTTTGGGTGTCATTAGTGATTCTCTTTTATCCAGCCACCTGTATCTTCAAGTATACCTTCAAGAACACTAATTGCATTTTGAAATTTCTTACTATGCCCTTTACCTACCATACCTAAAGTTTCTTCCATTGGCATTTTTTTAAATCCTTCAACTACAGCTTTTAAACTTCTATGAACACGATTTACTGATTTCATAGAGTTTTCTCTTACTTCTAATTGAGAATACTTCTCTTTCCATCCAGCTTCAGCTTGACCTACTTCTGATTGAAATGCTTTCACATCATCTTTAAAACCTTCTTTTAAAAGTTCTTCTGCAATCATTTTTTTTAATTTACCTCTAGTTAATTTCATCTTATTTTCTCCTAATTATTGTAATTTACTCAATACATCATTAAGTGCATCGTCAAACTTCTTCATATTATTACTTATAGTTTTTTTCCAAACACTCTGTATTTGTTTACCAAATGTTCTATCAACTTTACCAGCAGCTTTTTCTAAATCAATAACAGATTTTAAATATAATTTTCTAGCTTTTGAATAATTATCATATTCTCTACCAAGTGCAGGTAATGTTTCGTTTATTTTATTTTTATATCCAAACTCTTCTTTAATAGAATTAATCACTTCATTAACACGAGGTTTAGTTATTTCTTTAACAACTTTCTTTTTTAATTCTTTACTATACCCCATTACTTTCTTATAATCCATATTATTCACCTCTCAATATATCATTAATTATAGATTCTACTTTTGAAGTTGTTTGTATTCTATTTCCAGTACTCTCATTCATTGAAGATGGTTTCATAAAAGCTCCGTGTGTAGATGGGTTTGATACGAAGTCAAATGCAATTAATTCAAAGTCATCTTTAACTTTAACTGTTGGATTTTCTTCGTCTCCATCTTTTTCATCACCCTCATTTACTTCTTCAACTGAACCTAAACCACGAGATGATATACCCAATTTAATACCACTTTTAAATAATTCTTTTAAGATGTTTCCACTTGGTGTTGAAAGAACTTCTACAGTTCCTAATAAATCATCACCTTTCCAATGCATTTCAAGTATATTATGAGAAGCGTTATTTAAGTTAACAACAGAAGATTCAGGATGGTCTAATTCACCTAGAGCTCTTCGTTCTGCTATATTTTCTTGAGCATACTTTTTAGCTTCTTTAACTAAAACATCTCTTGGGTAGATTCTACCATTTTGATTTTTAGCATTTACTCTTTGAAGGACACCCTTTACAATAAGTCTACCATTATTTTTTGAAAGAGACTCATTTATAGTGCTTCTATCTATTTCAAATGGTATATAATCTACTATTAATTTTTTATTCATTATCTATATCTCCTTTATTTATCTTGTTTACTGTAAACATATGTCACTTCACCTGCTATACCAGTATTACCTGTTGCATGTGCTCCTACTCTTTTCCATGCATTTGGATTTATTTCTAATTTTATAGCTCCACCTTCACCTGGATGTATTGAACCACTTACCCAAGGACCATCACCATCACCTGGTTTGGTTGCAACAGCTGGTATTGTGTCACCTAAAGAACCTGTAGATGAATATTTAAACATATATGTCCCACCACCAGCATCACCATTGATAACAATATGGTCAGGTCTATCTGTTACTGTCATAGGAGCAGGAATATCAGCATAATTATAATTTTTTTTAGCATTTGAACCTGTTCCCTCATTCCCACCATAAATTGTATTACTTGGAACTTGTTTTTTACCACCATCTGATTTATACATTTTTTTCTCCTATTACTTAGTAGATTTCTTCCACATAGCTCGTTTAATCCAAAGGTCTCGTAAAATATCTGCTACAACATCTCTGATTAACGATTTAATCATTTTAATGTCGTTTTTCTCTAAACCTTCTGTTAATTTTTGTTTATTTATCATTTGTCAATATCTGTCTTTTTTTGTTGTTCTAAATCATCAATTGCACTTTTAAATTTGTCTTTAAAATTAAGACTAGTTGATGCTCCACCTTTTTTACCGAATAAATCTTTCATACTACTACCAGGTTTCTTTTTTGGAGTAGGTTTCTTTTTTGGAGTAGGTTTCTTTTTTGGAGTAGGTTTCTTTTTTGGAGTAGGTTTATCACCTCCACTTTTTGGTGGTTTAGTATCTCCACCTTTTTTAGGTTCACCTTTTTTATTGAATCCGTGTTGGCCACCTCTTGATTTAGCATAAGCTTCTGCTCCATCTTTCTCTTTAAAAGATTGAATATTACCTTTACTATTCTTTGCAGCCCATGCCCCACTTTCTCTCTTCCATACATCACCACGCTCCCGTTTAGGTCTTTCACCCGATTTTTCCTTTTCAAACAATAAATTTTTCAAAGAACCTACATAAACATTTTCTTTAAAGTATTTATACCCCGTACTATTAGTTGAAATCTTTTTATTCTTTTTACTACCTTTTTTACCCTTATTAAAAGCAAATGGTGTCTCATATCCTTCAGCATCACCAGTAGTAGTTAGTTCTTCTAACTCTTCCTCATCTGTATAATCTTCTCCATCCTCACCGAGTATTTCATATACCAGTTGATGAATTATTGAATTAAACGACTTTTTTGTTGCCATTTTTCTTTAATTCTTTTAAGAGTTCCATATATCTCATAGTCTGAACAACTACAGAGTCTTTTACTATTTGTGTTTTTCCTGTATTACAAAATTTACTAATTGAGTTTATTGCTTCTTTTAATTTTATTTTTACTACTTTGTCTGTTATACCTTTTGAATATTTTTTTAAATCTCTTTTCATAACAGGTGTTACTCTTTCAATATATTCTTTTAATGAATTAGTATTAGATACATTGTTAATATATGCTCGCAGTAAAGATTTTTGAGGTAAATTTAATTTAGAATATTTTTGATTAAATTTTTCTAAAAGAGTTCTATAAGTTAAGATTCTTAAATCTTCATCTTTTGGTAATGCCGTACCACCAATTGTTTCTGATAATTTAATTTCTTTATTTGTTGTAGTTATGTGTTCTACCAAATTAAAATGTGATTCTGTTTTTTCTTCCGGAGATATTACATTATGCTCGAATAATTTATATACAGATGCATAAGTTTTATAATTTTGTACCTTTGATGAGAAAAATTTGTTTATATCGTAATTCTCTTTTATCGTTTTAATTAAGTTAAATTTTTCTCTGCGTAAAATAGAATTATTTAACTTTTTTCTTTCGGTAATAACCTCATTTACGAAATATTCGGCTTTTCTATCATCTTTGAATTTTCTTTGCATCAATAAACTATATAAATTCAACTCACGGCCTAAACCTGTGTTCTCATTGAAATAAGTTCTTACTATTTCAGTAGCTTTGTTATTTTTATTTTTTCCTAAAATTTCCGTAGTAATCTGTCTAAGTATAAATTCATACAATAGGCCAGTATTACGGAATTTAGAGTGTTTTACTTTACGCATCCGTTTATCTC